GACTATGGCGGAGAAACATGCGCATGAGAACGCTTTGGCACAGATCGAGATTAATAAAATTGAGGCGGCTTCCTCGGATTTTTTTAAAAGTTCGTGGCGACCGTTTATTGGATGGGTTTGTGGGGTAGCTTTTGCATACCATTTTGTGTTACAACCTATAATAATATTTGTGGTAGCATTATTTGGTGCGGAGATACCAGCATTGCCTGAATTTGACATGGCGAGTTTAATGACTGTGTTAGGTGGGTTACTGGGGCTTGGTGGATTACGCACTTACGAGAAATCGAAGGGGTTAACAAAGTAACATGGCTACTGAACCAACATCGTTGATTGATGGGTCTATGCCTTCTGCGGGTGAGCCGATAGAGGGTATGGAAGAAGAAGAGATTATCGTTGAGGAACTGGAAGAGGATCCTGATGTAACCGAGCAGGAAGATGGCTCGGTAGTGATAGGTCCTGATTTGGAGGACGAGCTTCAACAGCAAATGCTGATGGAGCCTGATGCGAATTTAGCAGAGTTACTCGAGGATGATGAGCTTTCAGAGATAGCTTCTGACCTGATATCGAACTATGAGGAAGATCGGTCAGGTCGCCAAGAGTGGGAAGATGCGTATACCGAGGGGCTAGAGCTTCTGGGTATCAAATACGAAGATCGAGAAGAACCTTTCCGTGGGTCAAGCGGAGTGACGCACCCCCTAATCGCTGAGGCTGTGACGCAATTCCAAGCACAGGCATATAAAGAACTCCTCCCAAGTTCTGGTCCTGTTCGCACACAAGTAGTTGGCACATCTACACCAGAAGTTGTTTCGCAGTCTCAGCGAATCCAAGACTTCATGAATTACCAGATTATCCATGTCATGGACGAATACGACCCTGAGATGGACAGATTATTGTTTTATCTGCCGTTGGCAGGTAGTGCATTCAAAAAAGTATATTTTGACGATATTCTAGATCGTGCAGTTTCCCGTTTTGTACCCGCAGATGACCTAGTAGTACCATACAATGCCACGGATATAGCTTCTGCATCCAGAGTAACCCATGTTACTCGTATGTCATTGAATGATGTACGAAAATTCCAAGCTGGAGGGTTCTACCGGGACATAGAATTAGAGCCCTATGAGCAAGAAGATGAGGTTAGGGACAAGGAAAGGGAGCTTTCAGGGGTTGAAAAGACCTCAAGTGATCTGGATTGCACGATTCTAGAGGTACATACCGACCTAGATTTACCGGGTTTTGAGCATATAAGCCCGATAGATGGTGAAAAAACAGGTATTAAGATTCCATATATCGTCACAATTGACCAAGGAAGCGAAAAAATCCTGTCGATCCGCAGAAATTACCGCGAAGGGGACGATTATTACCGAAAAATCCAGTATTTTTCGCATTATAAGTTCTTACCGGGGCTAGGATTCTACGGTTTTGGCTTATTACACATGATTGGTGGGCTAGGACGCTCGGCAACGTCTATTTTACGGCAATTAATCGACTCTGGTACGTTAGCGAACCTCCCGGCAGGGTTCAAAGCCCGTGGAATACGGATAAGGGACGCTGATGAGCCGTTATCGCCAGGTGAATTCAGGGATATTGACGCTCCGGGCGGTGCATTAAGGGATAGTTTGATACCGTTACCGTACAAAGAGCCCAGTCAGACGTTATTTCAGTTATTGGGCTTTATTGTAGATGCAGGTCGCCGATTTGCGATGGTAGCGGATATGCAGGTTGGTGATGGGAACCAACAGGCAGCGGTAGGAACTACGGTTGCTTTACTGGAACGTGGTTCGAGGGTGATGTCTGCGATACATAAACGTATGTATTATGCCCAAAAACAAGAGTTTAGGATGTTAGCGAGGGTATTTTCAGAGTCACTGCCTCCGATGTACCCTTATCAGCTTGTAGGCGTTGATGCGATGATCAAACAGGCTGATTTTGACGATAGGGTAGATGTGATTCCAGTTGCTGACCCGAATATATTCTCGATGTCACAACGTATGGCACTGGCACAGACCCAGTTGCAATTAGCACAATCGAACCCTCAGATGCACAATTTATACGAGGCGTACAGGCGAATGTACGAAGCGATAGGAGTTCAGAACATAGAAGCAGTGTTACCTCCTCCGCCACAGCCTCAACCGATGGATCCTGCTTTGGAAAACTCTATGGCGATTATGCAAAAGCCATTACAAGCGTTCCCAGAGCAAGACCACGATGCCCATATTGCTGCCCACATTGCTTTCATGAAGACCCCTATTCCTTCATCTACCCCCGCCATTTTCGGTATTCTACAGTCCCACTTGTGTCAACACGTGGCTTTTAAGGCACGTAACATGGCACAGGCCGAAATGGAACAAATGGTGCAGGAACAAATGGCGATGGGGCAGCAACCTCAACAAATGGACATGGAGCCGAGGGTGGCTCAAATAATTGCGGTAATCACGGAAGAAGTGATGGGTGCGCTGATGCCACCTCCGCAAGGTCCAGATCCACTAGTCGAATTGCGGTCGAAAGAACTGGATATCAAGGCTATGGATATGCAACGGAAAGCGAATGAGTTTTCTGAGAAACAGGCTTTTGAAGAACAACGTGAAGCAGAACGCCAGGACATTACCCGTGAGAAGATAGATTCTCAGGAAGACATAGCCCAGTTAAGGGCGAATGTTAACCTAGAGCGCATTGAACAAATGGGTGGTGCAGGGAGGGGTGAATAATGGACTTGATAGGTGTTTTATTTATAGGCATTATTATCGGCTATGTGCTGGACAAGTACGGTGTATTAGACCGTTTTAAGAAAGGGGAATAGAATGTTCCACGTGAAACATTGTTTAATTTTGTTAGTCATGTCTTTTCCGCTTTGGGCGGAAGAGTATGTAATTCCGAGGATAGATGGCGGATACCAGTTCAGTGATGGACGCTACGTCATTCCTCGCATAGATGGTGGGTATACTTTTAGTGATGGGGGATCCGCAGTCCCTCGTATAGACGGTGGGTATACATTTAGCCGAGAAATTACACCGCAGGAAGCTACAATACTTCCTAATTCGAGCCTTAAACTAGATTCTTTGTGGGATAACTAATGGTTCGCCGAGCGCAGATGCAGAAACAAATGGGCGGCATTTCGTCTACCAAGGCGGATAAACTGCTGAAAAAAGCAAAGAAAATGAATAATCAAATGTTTAACGAAGGCGGTGTAAAAATGGCAAAAAAAGGCGAAGACCCTTTTAAAGGCGATAAGCCTACAGGGAAAACAGATCAAAAGGGTCGTAAACAATATAGAAGACCAGATGGGTCTACTTATTTTCGTGCACCTGGCGGTGATGATGAAAAGATAAGAAGGAAAATGGCTAAGGGTGGCTCTGCAATGGACATTCTAAAGTCTAAAAAACAAATGAAAATAACAAGTGATGCTCAATACAATCCACCCTCAAGGAAAGAAGACGATTTTCAAGTTTTTAGACAGTTTAGAAAAGAAAAAATGGTGCCAAAACGAGATGCAGCGGTAAGGGAGCGATTACAAAATCAAGCCAAAGTACGTGAATTAGCTAATAAACTCAAACAAAAAATGGATCGTGAAGGTGTTCCTAAGTCTAAGCAAAAAGAAAGATTAGATGCATTTTATAAACGTGCAAATATAGTAAAAAGATTAGGTTCTGAACAAGGATTTAGACCTACTGCGGGTATGGTAGGTGCCCTACCGAACCGAGAACTTCGTAAGTTAACCGCAGAGATGTATGAAGGGAAAAAACCAAAAAAATTTGTTAAAGGTGGCACCGCTCAGAGCAATAACGCCAAGAAAAGTCGTGGTGCAGGAGCCATGATCAAGGGCACTACATTCCGAGGAGTATATTAAGATGGCAATATCAGATTTTGGCAAGGCTTTTGCCGCAGCGAGAAAAAAACATTTAGCAGGTAAAGGAAAAGCAGAATTTACTTATAAGGGCAAGCTTTACAATGTCCAGACTGAGCAAGACCGAAAGACTACTGTAGGTAAGGTACCTTCTCCTGTAAAACGTAAAAAAGGAGAACCAAAATCTACTAGTGCAGCTTATACAGCAAAAAAGAAAACATCTCAAAAGAAAACATCTCAGAAAAAGTCTTCAAAAACTATTGTTAAACCTAAATCAGCTAGTCAAACTTTTAGAGAACAAATGAAAAAGGCTTCTACAGTCAAAGCAGACAGAACCAAGTCTTATGATTTTTCTAAAACTAAAGTAAAAACTTCTGAACAGTTAGCAAAGGAAAGAAAGCAAAGAAGATTAAAGAATGTTGCTGAATCTATTAGTCCTGCGGTAATAGCAGCAGGTGGAGCGGGAGCAGTGGCACTTAAACAAGGTGTTAAAGCTGTAGGTGGCATGAAAGGTGTTCAGAAAGTAGTTAAGAAAACAGCCGAAGCGGTGAAAAAAGAACGCGATGCTAGAAAAGGCGGTTATGGAAAATTTGAGCGTAGCCCTGTTGGTGAGTTGAAAAAACAAATAGGCAAACAGAAATCAAATGTTAAAGGTCAAAAAACTAGAGCAGATAACGCTAGAATTAAAGCAGAACAAGCGGCTAAAAAACAGAAACAAAAAACAGACCGTAAATTAGAGAAAAACATTAAAAATCCGCCTAATCAAGGACCGAGAACAACTAAATTTTCTCGAAGAGCCCGTGGTGGTGTTGCTTTTAAAGGGATATTTTAATACAAGATGGATGACCCCACTACGTTCTCGTATTTTGTGCTGAAAGCGGTCCAGGAAAGGATCAAACTGACGGAAGATGCTGTTTTACACGGCACTCCGAAAGAATTCACAGAATATCGAGAATTAGTAGGTGAAATAAGGGGTTTGAGATTTTGCGAGACAGAAATTAAAGAACTAATACAGAAATCGGAGGAAGAATGACTAAAACATTATACGTGCCTGATCACGTTGCGGCGGAAGAAAATGCGAAACGAAATGGGGCTGTGGCCGATGCTTATGTGGAGAAAGACCAAAAAGTATTGGATCCATCCCGATTAGATGCTTCGTTAAGCGAAAGATTGCCGCAACCGACCGGGTGGCGCATTCTAGTGATGCCCTATGCAGGGAGAGCCACTAGCGAGGGAGGAATTGCTATTCCTGATGCAGTAAGAACTCGAGAAGCGTTAGCTACGGTAGTAGCTTATGTTTTGAAGGTAGGACCACTAGCGTATAGAGATGAAGCTAAATTTGGCGATTCTTATAATGCGTGGTGCAAAGAAGGTGATTGGGTTTGTATTGGTCGTTATGCTGGCGCACGTTTTCGTATAGAAGGCGGTGAAGTCAGGATAATCAATGACGATGAAGTTATTGCAACGATTATTGAGCCTGATGACATACAACATGTCTAACAGAAAGGAGAAGGTCAATATAGGATTATTGGCATGCCAGAAGAGAAGGATATAGAAATTGGAGAAAATGAAGAGTCTTCCGTTGACGTAGACCTTGAAGAAGGAAAAGTCGTTGATGATGGAAAAGAGGAAGACCCAAAAGTAGAAACATCTGCTAAAGAAGATGAACTTGAAGAGTATAGTGATGGCGTACAGAAGCGAATAAATGGCTTAACCAAGCGTTTTCGTGAGGAAGAACGTCAGAAACAAGCTGCTATTGATTTTGCGGAAAGTGTAAAAAAACGCAATGAAGAGCTTGAAAAAAGGATTCAGAACCTGGACAAAGGGTATCAGGAAGAATTTAACAATCGAGTTGAGTCACAACTTGATGTTGCTAAAAAAGTTCTGAAAGATGCACATGAGTCTGGGGATGTAGACAGAATAGTAGAGGCTAATGAGGCATTAGCTAATCTTTCTGTTGATAAAGTCAGATTAGCGTCGGCTAAGAAGCAGGTGGAAGAGGAAGTCGCTCTTGCACCTGAAGAACAGCCACCGCTTGTTCCGAATCAGCAAAATATACCGTCTGCTCAAGAAGTGATGGACCGAGAGCCTAAGCTGAAAGAGTGGGTAGAAAGGAATGACTGGTTTGGAAAAGACAACATTATGACCTATGCAGCATTTCAAATAGATGAACAACTTCAGGCAGAAGGTGTTGACCCGATGACTGATGAGTATTATGCTGAGGTCGATAAAAGGCTTTATGCTGAATTCCCACATAAATTCAGTAATAAACCCACCGGGGGAAGAAAGGTTGCGTCAGCCGAAACTTCCGCATCCCGCAATAAGAGTAGACGTAAGACTGTGAAGTTGACTCCTTCACAGGTAGCTATAGCAAAAAGATTAAATGTTCCTCTCGAGGAATATGCTAAATACGTGTAAGGAGTTAATGATGGAAGAACGAAACGAGAACACAACTCGCCAAAAGACTACTCGAAATAGAACGCCAAGAGCCAATCAAAGCCGAGCCGGGCAAGCTCGCAAAGAACCGTGGAAGCCGCCGTCTATGTTAGATGCGCCACCTGCGCCTGAAGGATTCAAGCATAGGTGGATAAGGGCGGAAGTCATGGGATATGATGATCGCAAAAACGTGTCAGCACGATCTCGAGAGGGATTTGAGTTGGTGCGAGGCGAAGAATATCCTGACTTTAACATTCCTACTGTTGAAAACGGCAAACATGCCGGGGTCATAGGGGTAGGAGGTTTACTTCTTGCTAGGGTTCCTAACGAAATCGTTGAAGAACGCAATGATTACTTTCGTGGCATGACCCGCGATCAAATGACGGCTGTTGATAACGAGTTGGCTCGAGAACAACATCCAGTAATGCCTATTAGTAAACCTGATAGGCAAACGAGTGTAACTTTTGGAGGTCCTCGAAAAGAAGAGGGCTAGGAGTAATAAATTATGGCAAATAGTAATGGAGCTTTTGGCTTGCGCCCGATTGGAAAATTAGGACAAGCAGCTAACTCCACTGGTACTACAGGCTATACACCTTATGAGATTGCTAGTAACAACTCTAATGTTATCTATCACGGTAGCCCAGTCATCCCGTTAGCATCGGGATATATAGACATTGTGGGTGCTGCGGCAGGTGGCTCAGTGAGTTTGTTAGGCGCATTCATGGGCTGTGAATATGTCTCTAGTACTACTGGAAAAACGGTCTGGTCAAATTATTGGCCGGGTTCAGGTGCTGATAGCAACCACCCAGTGAAGGCGTTTGTTGAAGACGACCCAAACACTTTGTTCTTGATTGCGTCTGACGCATCATTGACAAGTAAAGCAAACACTAGGGCTTCGGTCTTTTTGAATGCTAACTTTGCTACTGCAACTAGCGGTACCACAGCAACTGGTATGTCTTCAGCGACTTTGGGTGTAAGTACTCTTGCTACTACTAATTCGCTACATTTGCGAGTTATGGGATGGCAAGATGACCCAGAAAATGCTGATTTCACAGCGGCTGGAATTGGTTTGATAGTAAGGTTAAACAACAGCTTTAATGCCCCAACAGGGTCTATCGCTGCTGGAACACCTTCAACAACAGGCGTATAGGAGGCTAAACAATGGCTATTAGTAGAGCGCAATTAGCGAAAGAACTAGAGCCTGGCCTCAATGCCCTTTTCGGCTTAGAGTACGCCAGGTATGACCAAGAACATGCTGAAATATTTGATACGGAATCTTCAGATCGTGCGTTTGAAGAGGAAGTAATGCTTTCTGGTTTTGGCTCCGCGCCAGTAAAATCAGAAGGTTCAGCAGTATCTTTTGATGACGCACAAGAAGCGTATACCGCAAGGTATACTCATGAGACTATTTCTCTTGCTTTCTCAATTACTGAAGAAGCGATAGAGGATAATCTTTATGATCGTCTTGCAAGTCGATATACGAAAGCACTAGCACGTAGTATGGCTAATACCAAGCAGGTAAAAGCCGCTGCTGTGTTAAATAACGCTTTCGATAGCACTGTTACAGGTGGTGATGGAAAAGAGCTTTGTGCTACTGACCACCCTCTTGTTAATGGTAATGACTTGAGAAACGAGCCTTCTACGGCTGCTGACTTGAATGAAACCAGTCTTGAAAATGCTTTAATCGACATCGCAGCGTTTGTTGATGAGCGAGGACTCAAGGTTTCAGTACGTGGATTGAAGTTAATCATTCCACCTGCTTTGCAGTTCGTAGCAGATAGACTGCTCGAGAGCACACTTCGTCCGGGTACTTCAGATAATGACACGAATGCCATGAGGAACATGGGAATGCTTCCACAAGGTTATGTAGTGAACCATTATCTTACTGACACAGATGCTTTCTTTATTAAAACGGATGCTCCGCGAGGATTTATCCATTTTGAAAGAATGCCTATGTCTACCAAGATGGAAGGTGATTTTGATACTGGCAACATGCGGTTCAAAGCCCGTGAGCGTTACAGCTTCGGATTCTCTGACCCACGTTGTGTATTTGGCTCACCAGGTGCATAAAGTTTAGGGGGCTTAACCGCCCCCTTATTTTAATAGCTAGATGAGACCCAGTTAGGGTTCCAAAAGGAGTTCGGATGGCTAATCCACATTTTCAAAATATGATTCTCTGGGCTGGTAATACTGTTGCCTCCAGAGCAAAAAAAGACACCCCTATGTTTCTTCCGTATGCTTCGGATCAAACATATTACATGTACAGCAATGACTTTTTCACTTATAACTCAGGTGATTGGACAGTAACTACTACTGAAGCAGGATCAGGTAACGCTTCAGAAGCTATTACTTCTGGTGCAGGTGGACAGTTGTTAATCACTAATGATGACGCAGACAACGACTTAGATTTCCTACAATTAAAAGGCGAATCGTTTTTAATTGATGGTACTAAAAGAGCTATGTTTGAAGCTCGATTTAAAGTTAATGACGTTGATCAATCTGATTTTGTCATTGGCCTTGGAATTACAGATACTACGCCTTTAGATACTACTGACGGCATATTCTTTATTTCAGCCGATGGTGATGCTGGTTTAGACTTTTTAATAGAAAAAGATAACAGCGCAACAACTACTGAAGACGTAGCAACTATGGCGGATGATACTTTTATTACCGTTGCTTGGTATGTTGACCCAAATACTTCTCTAGTATATTACTCAATTAACCACGCTGAACCCGTGGGAGTAGCAAATACCAATGTTCCAGATGATGAAGAATTGACTGTATCATTTGGTATTCAAAATGGAGAAGCGTCTGCACAAACCATGACTATAGATTACGTTACTGCGATGGTAGAACGATAATAGGAGGTTATTATGGCAGATGCAGTTGCTGTAACCACAATAGATGATGGACCTCGAAATGCGGTTTTTTATCTTACTAATATTAGTGATGGAACAGGTGAGGATGCGGTAGCCAAAATAGATGTTTCGGCTTTAAGTGCTAATCCAAACGGGGATGCTTGCACTGGTGTTCGTATCACTAAAATAAGTTTCTCTAATGTAGGAATGGGTGTTCAGTTGTTTTTTAATGCGTCCACCAATGTTTTAGCCGCTCAACTACCAGCAGATTATACCGATACTTTGGATTTTAGCGAATTTGGAGGATTGAAGAATTACGCAGGTAGTGGCAAAAATGGTGACGTTTTACTAACAACAGTCGCACATTCAGACGGAGATACTTATACTGTAGTGATAAGCTGCACTAAAGAATACACTGCCCTTTAATTTTTAGGAGACTAAAATGGCGACCTCTGGATCAGTTGATTTCAACTTAGATATGGCAGAAATAACAGAGGAAGCCTTTGAGCGATGTGGCTTGGAGCTTAGAACAGGCTACGATGCTAAAACCGCTAGACGTTCCTTAAATTTATTGTTCGCAGATTGGGCGAATCGAGGACTTAACCTTTGGACAATCGAGCAGGTAACTCAAACACTTGCTCGATTGTCTAGTTCTTCTTCTGTTGCTACTTACCCCATAGGCACAATTACCATGACGGTAGGTGCTTCAGGTAGTTTTAGCGTAGGAGAAACTATTACTGGTGGGACTAGTGGTACTACTGCAAGTATCATTACTAAGCCTACAAGCACAACAATGACTCTTACGGTTCCTAGTGGTGATTTCACCGCTTCAGAGACTATTACAGGGTCCTCAAGTGCTGCAACCACAACAGTCACTGCTAATCCGGGATTAACGGATGTTCAAGCTACTGTCGATTTATTAGAAGTAGTTGTTAAGCGTGATAACAATGATATTTCAGTTAGTCGAATAAATCGTCAAGATTACTTAAATATTCCGACTAAAACCACTCAAGGAAGACCTACTCAATACTATGTAGACAGACTTATTACGCCTACTATTACGGTATGGCCTTCACCTGAGAATTCTACTGATCAACTTATTTATTATCGTGTTAAAAGACTAGACGATGCTGATACGAGTACAAACAATGCTCAAGTACCGTTTAGATTTTTACCATGTTTAGTAGCAGGGTTGGCGTACCAAATATCTGTTAAAAAAGCACCTAATAGAATAGGAATGCTTAAAGATATTTATGAAGAAGAATTTGCTCGAGCAGCGGCAGAAGATGGCGAAAGGACTGCGCTAAGACTAGTTCCTACTTATTCATCACTGAGTATATAAATGGGACGTTACGCTTCTGGAAAACATGCTTTAGGTATATCAGACCGTTCTGGGAGAGCGTACAAACTTAAAGACATGATTAAAGAGTGGAACGGTCTTTTAGTAGGTAAAGACGAGTATGAGTCTAAACAGCCTCAGTTAGAACCTAGACACACTAAAGCAGACCCCCAAGCGTTAAGAGTTAGCCGTCCAGACAGAATAGAACCTGCGGTAGAAGTTTTATTACCTTTTAATCCTTTTAAATCAGGGGATACAGGGCTTACTCTTATTACGGTGACAGAGCCAGGACACGGAAGAAGCACTGGAGACACGGTTCGATTTAGAAACGTAGAGTCTGTGGATGGTTTTTCAGAGGCTGTAATAGAAAATTCTTCTGGTTATTCAATTACAAAAGTAAACGATAATTCATATACTTTTGTTCCTAGTGATGGTTTAGCTACAACAGGAAACGTATTGGGCGGAGGAGGTTTCGCTTCCGCAGGACCCGTAACAGTGAGCGCATGATATGGCATTTACATTTACTACTTTAAAAACAGCTATACAAGATTATACGCAAAATACAGAATCTACTTTTGTAAGCCAGTTGTCTCGTTTTATTATTAATTCTGAAGAAAGAATATTAAAAGAATGTCAACTAGACGTATTTAGAAGAAATGATCAAGGGTCTTTGACTAGTGGAAATAAATATTTAACAAAACCCGATAAATATTTAGCTCCATATTCTTTAAGTGTCATTACTAGTTCTGAAAATAATTTTTTATTGTATAAACACCCGACTTTTCTACAAGATTACACGCCTAATCCAGCTACTACAGGGGTTCCTTTGTATTATGCTGATTGGGACGATACAACATTTATGTTAGCTCCTACTCCAGATTCTGCTTATACGGTTGAATTACATTATTTTTTTCGTCCAGATTCAATTACGGCAACTTCTGATGGAACAAGTTGGTTAGGGACTAATGCCGAATTAGCATTGTTGTATGGTTCTTTAGTAGAAGCGTACACTTTTATGAAAGGCGAGACAGATATGTTGCAACTTTACCAAGCAAGATTTCAAGAATCATTAAATTACTTGAAAAACCTTGGTGAAGGAAGAACTACTCGAGATGAGTACCGTTACGATGAGGTACGTAGAGAGCCCATTGCATAATGTTTAATGTAAGTATTGAATCAAATATAGGCACACCTACTGTGGTTACCACTACAGACCGGGGCATGAATGCTGAAGAATGGGCAGAATTAGCGGTGAAAAGAATAGTAGATGTGTCTATGGATGCTCCTATGCCGTTACGAGAACAAGCACTTGCATACCAAAAGAGTATAAAAGCGTTATTGATAGATTATTTTTATAAAGTTGCTCGAAGTGAACGTGCAACTATAAAAGTTATATTAGAAAAACAAGGTCATGCTGATATAGCGAAAAACATAGAGGATATATAAATGGCGATAACACAAGCAATGTGTTCAAGTTTCAAGAAGGAATTGCTTGAAGCCAAACATAATTTTCTTTTGAGTGGTGGTAATACGTTTAAAATAGCTTTGTATACATCAAGTGCTAGTTTGGGTGCTTCTACAACACAATACACGACAAGTAATGAAGCTAGTGGGACTAATTATACGGCTAAAGGAAATACTTTAACTCGCGTAAATCCTTCCCTTGATGGCACAACTGCTATAACAGATTTTGCAGATACTACGTGGTCGTCTAGTACCATTACAGCTAGAGGTGCATTAATTTATAATGAAGACACTACTGGCGATACTTCAGTATTAGTTTTAAATTTTGAATCAGATAAAAGTTCTAGTTCTGGGGATTTTACTATTGCGTTTCCAACTCCAGATGCTAGTAACGCTATTATAAGGATTGCATAAAAACAATGGCTGCGGGTTACGGTAGAGATGGATGGAGTAGTGGTAAGTACGGGCAACCGACTTCTATAGAAGTTACTGGCGTATCTGCTACAGGTGCTGTAGGCACCGTTGTTATTCCTGTATCGGTAAAAGGCGTATCTGCCACAGGTGCTGTAGGCACCGTTACTATAACCCAAGGAACAGGGGTAACAGTTTCTGCTACAGGTGTATCTGCTACAGGTTCGGTTGGTACGGTTACTGTAACTCAGGGCGAAGGTATAACAGTTTCTGCTACAGGTGTACTTGGTACGGGTGCTGTGGGTACGGTTACATTACCGAATATATGGGGACCAGTTCCTGCGGATCCACAGATACCTGAATGGGCAGAAATTTCAGATGCACAAACTATAACTTGGTCTCAAATTAATGATGCACAATCTATAAGTTGGATTCAAATTAGTGATTCTCAGACTGCGAATTGGTCAGAAATAGATGACAGTCAGTCTATAAACTGGCAAAAAGTAGCATAAGGTAACGATAAAATGGCAAGCACATATACGACAAACACAGGCATAGAAAAACCCGGAACTGGTGAAAAAGCAGGTACATGGGGGACTATGACAAACACCAACATGGACTTAATTGATGAGGCTATCAATGGAGTTAAAGAAGTTACTTTAACTGCACCTGGAAGTTCAGGTTCCCCAAGAGAACTTAGTATCGTAGACGGTTCAGCCTCTTCAGGGACGGCAGCTACTACAAATGGCCGTCACCGATACATTGAGTTCAAGGACGGTGGAGACTTGGGGGCGGATGCTTATGTTCAATTAGTTCCTGCTAATGCACAAAAAGTTTTGTTTTGTAAAAACAGTTTGTCAGCAAGCCGATCTGTTTTTCTTTTTCAAGGAACTTATAGTGCAAGTAGAGATGTACAGTTATTAAATGGTAAGGATTACATTGTTAAGTTTGACGGTGCAGGAACACCTGTTGTCAGCAATATATTAGATAACATAGTTATTGGAAATGATTTGACACTAGGGTCAGACAGTTCTGTATTGGCATTTGGCGCAGATTCAGAAATTACCGTTACTCATGTAGCAGATGTTGGTTTAAACCTTAAAAACACCAACACAGGTGATGACAAACCGTTTATTTTAAAGTTGCAAACTGCTGAAGCGGTAATAACAGCAAGTGAATTTTTAGGGAAAATTCAATTTCAAGCACCTGATACGACTATTACAGATGATGCACGTTTGGTTGCTGCACAAATAGCAGCATATGCCGAAAGTGATTTTGCAACCGATGCCAATGCAACTAAATTAAGTTTTGCAACAGGTGCAAGTGAAGCAGCTACTGAAAAAATGTCTTTAAACTCTACAGGAGTTTTAACTTTAAATGGCTCTTCTGGTTCATTGGTTATACCTAATGACGGCAACATTGGATCTGCTAGTGATACGGACGCGATTGCTATTAGCTCTGCGGGAACGGTTACTTGTTCGCAATCGTTAGTAGTCAATGGCAGTGTAGATTTAGGTAATGCTACAGGAGATACAATTACTGCAACAGGTAGATTTGACAGTGCGTTAAATCCATCTACTAATAACGCCAGAGCATTAGGAACTAGTGCGTTGCGTTGGTCGGATCTTTATGTAAATGATGTTTATGTAGGTTCATCACACGATGTTAATGGAATACTTTTTGTAGGGACAACTACTAGTGTTGGAGGAACTTCAAAGTGTTATTTTAAATTTTCTGGTGCGGGTACAAGGTATGGAATGTCCATGCGACCGAATTCAGCAGGTCACACATATTATATTTATCTTGTTAATGCTAGTAATACATTCGTTGGTGGCATCTCAATGGATTCAGATAATTCTGGTGTGACTTTTTCTCAGTCTTCTGATTACAGATTAAAAGAAAACATTTCTGATATGACGGGAGCGATTGATAGAGTCAAAGCATTAAAACCTAAAAGATTTAATTTTAAAATTGATGAAAACAAAAAAATTAGAGATGGTTTTCTAGCACATGAAGCACAAGAAGTAGTTCCTGAAGCGGTAACAGGTGAAAAAGATGCTATGAAAGATGGCGAGATTGCCCCACAAGGAATCGATCAAAGTAAATTAGTTCCTCTTTTGACAGGAGCTTTACAAGAAGCTCTTGCAAAAATAGAAGTATTGGAACAAAAAGTTGCAGCTTTGGAAGCAAAATAAATGGCTAGTAGTTATACAGCAAACAACGGTATAGAAAAACCTGGGGTAGGTGAGCAAGAGGGTGCATGGGGCGGAACTCTTAACACCAACTTTGATATTATTGACCGGGTGCTGTCTGGTGTAGGTTCTATTTCACTATCTGGGACTACACACACTCTAACTACTACAGACGGTACGCTTACTGACGGTATGTATCGAGTGCTTTTGTTTACAGGTGCGTTAGGTGCAAACAATACGGTCACTATCAGCCCCAACGATCAAGACAAGTTATATTTTGTAGTTAATAACACGACCGATAGTGGTAGTAGTGGACCGTACTCTGTAATTATCAAACAAGGCACAGGAGCTACTGTAACAGTAGCTAATGGGGCTTTTAACATAGTTTATGCTGATGGTGCAGGAAGCGGTGCAGCGGTAGTTAGTTTATTGTCTAAGGATGTTGTTTTTGGTGACGATGTAAGCCTACAAAGTGATGGTGCGGTTCTTAATTTTGGGGCGGATGACGATGTAACTTTAACTCATGTTGCAGATACAGGGGTTACTTTGTCTGCGGGAAATAATGATACGACATTACAGTTGGACGGTAATGCTAGTGATGCAGGTGGCGGTCCAAAAATTATTCTTAATCGAACGAGTGACAGCCCTGCTGATGATGATTACTCAGGAACTATTATTTGGAATGCAGAAAACGATAACAACCAACAGTTTAAAGCCGCACAAATTAGTGTGCAATCTACTGATGTAAGTGATGGAACTGAAGATTCGCAAATACAGCTTGCAACAATCGTAAATGGCACTGAAACAAATGCGTTAATACTAGAAAATAGTGGTATTAAATTACCCAATGATTCAACAGTATTAGGGTTTGGTGCGGATAACGATGTGACTTTAACTCATGTTGCAGACACTGGATTATTGTTAAACAGCACTATGCAACTGCAATTTAATGATTCTAGTCAAAACATTACAGCACCCAACGCTACTACGTTAGATATAAATGCAACCGATGAAGTTGAAATAAATGCAACTTTAGCAGATGTAAACGCAAATTTAGAAGTCTCTGGAACTTACACAGGTGGCGGAACAATGACCACTGGTGGAAATATTGTAATACCAGACGCAGGTAACATTGGATCAGCCTCTGATACAGACGCTATAGCCATATCTTCTGGTGGTGCGGTTACGTTTTCGCAAACGCCAGTGTTTCCAGATGGCTCGATAGCCATAGCAGATTTAGACATAGATGGTGGAACGGATGTTGGAGAAGCGTTAGTAGATGCTGATTTGTTTATTGTAGATAACGGTGCAGGTGGAACCAACCGTAAATCAGCCTTGTCCCGGTTAAAAACTTATCTTGGTTCACCAGATAAGACATTAACCACTTTCAAATATACGGCAACCGCAGGGCAAACCACATTCTCAGGCAATGATGATGCTTCAGAAAGTTTGTCTTACACGGTAGGAAATCTGTTAGTTATATTAAACGGTGCAACCTTAATAAATGGAACAGATTACACTGCATCTAATGGAACCAGTGTAGTGCTTACTAATGCGGCTACTGTAGGTGATGAACTTATTGTCCATGCGTTCAGTACGTTTAATCTTTCTACCCAGACTTTAACGCTGTTTAAATATTCTGCTACCGCAGGTCAAACCACATTTACTGGTTCAGACAGTGCATCACAGACTTTAGCGTATACCGCAGGAATGATTATAGTTACGTTAAATGGCGTAGTATTAGATACGAGTGATTACACTGCATCTAATGGCACAAGTGTAGTGTTAGGTTCCGCTGCTTCAGCAAGTGACGAATTAAATATTATAGCTTTTGCTCCTTTTAATGTATCTAACGTAACTACAGCCAGTGCGGATTTTGCTATTGGTGATGACCTAAGTTTCACCAGTGACGGTGCGATTATCAACATGGGTGCGGATAGTGATGTGACTATGACCCATGTACATGATAAAGGTGTGCAGTTTAATACTCAACCCATCATTCCAACACCAACTTTTAGAGCGTGTAAAGTAACTAGTAACCAGACTGTTACAAATGCTGCTTATACAAAAATAACTTTTAACCAAGAAGATTGGGATATAGGTGGCTATTATGCCTCTGATACATACACACCTTTAGTACAGGGCTATTATCAAGTAAATGTATCTTTGCATCTTTCATCTGCTGGAGACCATCATGGAGGGTTAGTAGCAATATACCACAACGGAAGTATGACTAGGTTTAATAGACTTTTTCAGTCTGGATTAACAAATGATGATTTTTATTTAACTACGTTTAAATTTAATGGAATGTTATATATGGATGGTGTAGACGATACGCTTGAAGTGTATTACTACTCTTACTCTGAAGATAGTACGGACGGTATAATTGGAGCAGATAGTAGGTCAACTTATTTTGAAGCATTTTTAGTGTCAAGGTCAGGATAATGTCTTTAGTAAATAAAATTAAAAAAATATACCCATCTTTAACCAATGAAGATTTTGACG